CAGTTGGATAGAGCATCGGTCTTCTAAACCGAGGGTCACAGGTTCGAATCCTGTAGGGCGCGCCAAAGCGGGTGTAGCATAACTGGTAAATGCACTGTTCTTATAAAGCAGAGATAGTGAGTTCAAGCCTCACCACCCGTACCAAATCGCCGGAATAGCTCAGTTGGTAGAGCAGTTGATTTGTAATCATCAGGTCACGGGTTCGATTCCTGTTTCCGGCACTGGACAACAAATGAAAGAAATAACAATAAAATTCGATGAAAAGTTTTACAAGCGGCTCAATGAAGCCCGCAAGTTGGAAGCACCCGACATTAGAAATGCTAAGTTCTGTAAAGAATTAGTAGAGGCTATGGTCGGTGCTATTGAAGACGATCACAAAAACAAAGGAGATGAAAGTGCAAATCTTAAAGAACGAACTAACAAACAAACTAAACAAGCTAAACCTCGCAAACGACGCCGAAGTAACGCTACGTTATGAGAATGGTCGTCAGGTATTTCACTACACAGGTGATTATTTAGACGAGGTTTTTCAAGAGACTAATGCGATCGCTGACGTCGCACACCTTGTATCATACGATGGAATCCGTAAATCAAATTCTGTAATCAACGATCTCCGAATCAACGGAGCACTTGATGACTACGAGCGTGGCTCATTTACCTTTGAGGACCATGTTTACGAGGCAGTAAAGAACGATTGGTATGATTACATTGAGGAGTCGGTCGAGCAATGGGATCACAAGCGAGGAATGTGTAATCTTTCCGCAGAGGTAAAGGTTCCGCTAAACCTATTGGCTGAAGCAGAAGAGTTTGGATTTACTCTTGATAATGCTTGGAAGGTATTTGTTCGCACTGATGCTGGTGTATTGGAGGTAGAGCGATAATGTTTGTAGATGAACACCGATATGAAAGAGAGTCCACACGAGTTATGTGGGCATTTATAGCAACATTCACAGGAGTTGCGGGACTATTTCTTTATTTAGGAAGTTTAGGATGACTCTAAAAGAAGTAATTTTTAGACTGTTAGCAGTTGGACTCACAGCATACGGATTACATTATTTAGTTCTTATGCTTTATGATTTTATGGTAGGATAAAAATGATGTTAAAAATGAAGATGCCTCTTTATGAGGACGGCAAAGGTTTCGTAGAGTTGGTTGATGCTGTTGGTTCAGACCTTTCAGTTGTAAACTCTGCTCGTGTTTCCTTTGGTAAGCACAAAACAGAACTTGACGAGAAAGATAAAAAGCTTATCAAGTATCTTATTAAGCACAAACACACTTCAACTCTAGAGCATTGCTTTGTAACCTTCCGTGTAAAAGTACCGCTGTTTGTTCGCTCACAGCATCATCGTCACCGCACTTGGTCTTACAACGAGATTAGTCGTCGTTACACAGACTTCGACATTCAGTTCTATGAACCTAATTTGTTTAGAACACAGCATAAATCAAATCGTCAGGCGAGCAATGTTGATGATCTATTAAACCCTTTGGTTCGTTGGGGATCGGCTAATTTAGTAAATCCAAGTCCGACTTTGGCATCAAAGTGTGTAGAAGAGCACCATAGACATAGTTTAAAATTGTTTAATCAACTTATCGAAGCAGGTGTTTGTCGAGAGCAAGCCCGTGGTGTTCTACCACAAAACATGTACACAGAATACTATGCCTCAGCAAACTTAAATAACATCTTGAAGTTCATTGACCTTCGCACACATGAAGGAGCACAAAAAGAAATTCAAGACATGGCAAAAGGTATGCTGGAAATTATTACAAAACTATACCCAGTTACAGTAGGAGCTTACCGTGAGGTTAGAGGAAATATTTAAATGGCTATCACAGCAAAAGTTCTTTGTGCTGCTATCATTGCTAGCTCAGGTGTGTTTGGTATTGGTGGTAAAGATCGTGCTTGTAAGCATAGCAGACAAGTTGTAAAAGCGAGTTCTAAATACAAATTAGATCCCTACTTATTAACGGCTTTAATCAAAGTCGAATCTAATTGGAAACCTCACGTTGTTTCACCAGCCGGTGCCTGCGGATTAACCCAGGTCGTTCATAAATACAGCAAATACAATTGTAAGCAATTAAAAAATCCAAAGATCTCAATTTGGGAGGGAGCTAAAAAATTAAATTACTGGATTTATAAATACGGCAAGGGCAATGTAAAGATCGGATTATGTGGGTATAACGCAGGTTTTCGATGCAAAGGAAAGTCAGCCAACAAAAAAGGGTTGACATACGCAAAAAAAGTTGTTAGAATAAGCAACAGGTTAAAAAGGAGAAAATAATATGCGTAATGTATTACTAATCGGTGTGGCGTTATCACTACTATCATTTGGTTGTGGCGGTGATGAAAAGAAGGGCTGCGATGATAGTTTAGATCGCGATCAAATGGCTACTGATGTAAAAGAAGATAATGCTAAAGAGTGTTATGTTAAGTGTATTCACACAGACATGTCAGAGGTAGATTGTAAGAAGGCTTGCTATGGCGATTGGACAAAGGGCGACAAGTGTAAGGAGCCCGATTCAAAGTGTGGCAAAGATGTTGATGCTGGATCTACTGATACTACATCAGTTGACGCTAGCTCAGATGTTACAGGCACTGATGCAGTAAACGTCCCAGAAGACGTAACACCACAAGGTTAATGACCTTTCCGTGATAGCTCAGCCGGTAGAGCAAGTGGCTGTTAACCACTGGGTCGGGGGTTCGAATCCCTCTCACGGAGCCAAATAGGAGAAACTAAAATGGATAGAACCGCAATAGGAAACTTATTTTTAGAAGCAGCAAAGCGCCGTCTTGAGGCACAAATTAAAGACGCTGAGGCTAAAGTAAATCTCTATTTAACTCAATCAGTTGGAGTTGGAGAGCATCCAGAGATTACAGAAGAACTTATTAAGGCAGCAGAACAAGGTGCTCATGCTCAAGATGTTTTAAACTTCATCAATAAACGCTGGAATTAATAAAAAGCTCCCGTAGTTTAACGGTCAGAATACCGGATTTTCACTTCGGTGGCAGGGGTTCGATTCCCCTCGGGAGTACCAAAAGGAGGCATTATGATTATGGAAATGCATAGGGCAGAAGGAAAGGTGGATCCGTTTGAGATGCCAACAGAGGAACAAAAAGTGGATAAAAGACAAGAACAAATGAAAATGGCTCGTCAAATGGCTGGGATTCCATGTCAAAAGGCGAACTCAGATAGGAGCCAACTAAAGGCTTATTCAGAATTAGTAAATCATCCTGACCATTATAACACCGGAAAGATTGAGGTTATCGATGCGATTCAGGATTGGGGACTTGACTTTATCGAGGGAAACGTGGTAAAGTATGTAGCAAGGTCAAGACACAAGTCATCTCGTGTCGGTGATCTAAAGAAAGCCAGATGGTATCTGGATTATCTAATTAAACAATTAGAAGGAGAATAAAATGTCAGTTAAAGTATCACTAGAGCAAGTAGTTCAACAACTTACAGAGGCACTAGCCGACGCAGAGAAGACCGATAGCGGTAATAAGGCAGCAGGCACGCGTGTTCGCAAGGCAGCACAGTCAGCGACTAATGCTTTGAAGGAGTTGCGAAAGCAGGTGCTTGAATCACGAAAGGTTGATTAAAAAATGGGAAAAATTAAACAAGTAGTAGAAAAGCTAAAAGCAGAAGAAAATCTAACAACTAGCGAGGTCTTGACAAAGTACCCAGACCTTGCTATACTATTAGAGCAAGAAGAACAACAGGAGAAACTAAATGAGTCAACAGGTGAACGAGTTCTTCTCAAAGGTTGAAGAGAAGTACGATGTTAAATTAAAGAGAGTCACCAAATGTCCAGTAACAGGGCGAGAAGGTGAACCAACGCCGGGAAATCCTTTGGTTTGGTTTGTAGCTTACAAAGATAATAAGGGGACACCAATTGTCTCACGATGGTCTTATTCTACAGGTCGAATCGTAAGTCTCGCGGCACAAGACACAAATGTTCTATAGGAGTAAATAATGGAAGCTGATAACAAGGCACAAAAAATGGCAGAGTACATCCAATCACTAGCAGCAGTAGAAGATTGTATGCGACCTTATCGCGAGCAGCGAAAGGAGCTACGAAAGAATTTTATTGAGAATGATTGGCTAGATAAGGATGAAATCTCACTAGCAACAAAGGCTTACCGAATGTGGGAGCAGCAGATTGACTTTGATAACTTCGCTAAGATTTTTGAAGCAGTAGAGACAAGTTTTATTGATAAGGAGGACAGCAATGATTCCGCTTAATAGGTTTTTATTAGTCAGTGTTACAGAAGAGAAAGAAGAAAAGAAGCCTTCGTTTTATCTACCTGACGATGTTGTAACAAACAAAAAGCCTTACGAAGTCGTGGAAATCATTGATGTCTCGTCGGAGTCTAAGTTCGCCTCGGTTTTAAATAAGGGCGATAGAGTTGTAGTTGAAGGACACATGCTTCGCAATGTTGATGTGTTTGGGGACAAGGCAACTCTAATTGAAGACAATTATGTCCTAGGAAAATGCTAAGGTATGTCGCACCAGCTACTTTTGAATGTGATGAACTGGTAGTTGGTGCTACCTTAGAATCATTTACCTTTGCTAAAAAGAATAGCCTTCCCGTCTTAACCAACGGGAAGGTTGTTTATTTTAATCACGAACTAATAGGTGATAAGAAAAAGCAAGATGAGGTCGCTACATTTAAAATGGCTGCGATCTTGGCAGGTAAACTAGCTTTTCCTTTTTGCGATAAGATCTTTTTGAGGGATGGTTACTTATCAATCATCACGAGAACATCATCTCAAAAGCTTTATTTCAATAAGATTTATTTGTTTGATGGTGAAGAAATCGAGAATCTAAAGAAAACTATTGTTCGATTCGATGTAATCGACATCATTAAAAAGAGATACTTGCTTACACCACTACAAAAAATCCTTGAAACTGGAGAGGAAAAGTTTATTAAGAGAATAGAATTTGGAAAGCAAAACTTAGTTTATTGCTATTCAGATTTAACTAAAAAAGAATTAAGCTCTCACGATTACACAGAGTTTATGGCTAGAAAGAAAGCTGCTTGGTGGTTTAAAGAGAATGGCTACAGATCACATGTTAAAGGCAATGTAACAAAACTAAAGCACTTTAAAAGACTTAAAAGAGCCCATTACGATTTAGATCTACCAGATAACATAGTGGATAAAACAAATGAGTAACATAGACCATAGACATCTTGTTGGAATCGTTCCACTAGCAAAGCCTTACTCCATCTACAATAACATTTGGGATGATGGCTTTATCAACATTAGTGAGACTGTAAATGCTATTCAGGGAGCTATCTTAGAGTGTGCTTCGGCAGGCTGTAGCTCTATTTGGGTTAATGCTGACTACGAGCAAATCCCCTTGTTAAAGAAAAGGATTGGGTCTTGGGTTGAAGATCCAGTCTATTATCGTAGAACTTTTGAAAAGAAACCGAGTTTAACAAAGAAAAAGATTCCAATTTATTATTCATGGAACCATCAAAAGGACATAGGTAGACGAGATTCTTATGGTTGGGGCATTATCAATGCTGGTTTTGTAGCTACTAAAATCGCACAGAACATCAGCAAGCATTTGATTCCAGACCGCTTTTATGTCTCATTCCCGGTTAGTGTTACTAACTTTTGGCAACCACAACACCACAGAAAGCAGATTCATCGTGGTGATAGGATCTGTTTTGTTCACGAGGGAAAGACATTCTTAGATGATGAATTTATTTCATTTATCATCACACAAGAAGATTTGCGAGAAGCAAATAGAAATGTAAAAGACAAAGGCACCGGATTCAAGATGGTAGATCCAGAGTTAGGTGAGGGTCTAGATGCTTTGGTAAAAAGACCACCAGAAGAAAGATGGTCCGCAAGAAACTTTAAGATTTCAGAGATCTTCTCATTCTTAGGGCTAAAAGACTTCGACACAATCGAAGGAGACTTTTATCATCGCATAGACACCTGGGAAGGCTACAAGAACTTTATGAAGTCAGATAACCACTTTAGAAAGTTAAACACGAAGTACTTTTATAACAGAGGAAAACATAAAATTAATGGACACGAAGAAACTGAACAAAGACCAGATTATAGCTTCTCTAAGGAAGATGAATAGAGAGTTAATTGAAGAGAACGAGCATCTCCGTAGACAAATCATAGCTTTAGAAGAGCTTGCAATCGACACCAAAACTGGTTATAATTGGAGCATGATTGAGAGCGAATTTATGGAGGAGAATTTAAATGAATAAAGCAGAACTTTATGCCGACATTCCATATCAAATTTTAGAGAGAAACAATCTACCATTCAACTACATCGAGTTGAGTTTGGACCAAAAAGAGTTTGTAGATTATTTCATGGACGATAGCATAAACATTTTTATAACAAACATACAATTACAAGACAAGGTTATTGAACTAGAAGATAAAGTCGCTGACCTTGAATACGAACTCAAAGACCTAGCAGGAGAAAAATGAGTAACCAAATTAAATTTGTGGGCTTACATGCTCACTCCGTTTTTAGTGTTTTCGATGGTCTTGGTTATCCACAGGACCACATTGATTATGCTATTGAGAACGGTATGGATGCCTTGGCTCTAACAGACCACGGCAACATGAATGGTCTTTCTTATCAGGTGCTTCACTCAAAGAAGGTACAAAAGGAAGGCAAGAACTTCAAGCCAATCTTTGGTATTGAAGGCTATTTTATTGATTCCGTTGCAAAATGGAAGGAAGAAAAAGCAGAAATCGACAAAAATAAAAAGGGTCGAAAGAAGAAAGAAGAGAATAGTGCAGTAGTTATTGAAGACGAGGAAGCAACAAAACGGCAGGAAAAGAACATCCTAAACCGTCGTGCTCACTTGGTTTTGCTAGTCCAGAACCAAACTGGTCTAAATAACTTGTTTACTTTGGTAAGTAAGTCGTTTGACCCAGAGAACTTTTATCGTTATCCCCGCATTGACTTTGATATGTTGCGGGAACACAACGAAGGTATTATTGTATCTTCAGCTTGCATGGGTGGTCCTTTGTCAAAGGATTACTGGAACAACCGGGAGGAAGGTGATGAAGCTGTACAACGGGCGATGGTCGCAACCATTGAAAACTTTACCTCTATCTTTGGAGATAGATTTTACGGTGAGCTTCAATGGAACGCAATCCCCGAGCAACATGAGATTAATAAACACATTATCAAAGCTGCTGAACGGACAGGCATCAAGCTTATTTCAACAGCGGATAGCCATTATCCTCGACCAGAATTGTTTAAAGATCGAGAACTTTATAAACAGCTTGGTTGGCTTGGAAAATCTAAACCAGACTATGCGGACTCAACACTCCCAGAGAGCAGAGAGGAATTAAAGTATGAACTTTATCCAAAGAACGGCAACCAAATGTGGGATGCTTACAAAACTTATTCAAAACAATGTGGGGTAGATTATGATGATGACTTTATTCGCGAAACAATTGAGCGGACTTATGAAATCGCTCACAGCCGTATTGAATCTTTCTATCCCGATGCTACTGTTCGCTTACCTGATTTTGTTGTTCCTGACGGAAAGTCGGCTGATGAAACGCTACGAGAACTATGTGTTGAAGGTCTTGAGCAAAAGGGGTTGGCTTCCAAAGCCGATTATAATGAGCGACTCAAAGAAGAACTTGAAGTAATTGAGGATCGCGGGTTCTCTAAATACTTCCTAACAATGAAGGCGGTAGCAGATGAAGCAACAAAAACACAACTGGTGGGTGCTGGTCGCGGTAGTGCTGCTGGCTCTCTTGTGGCTTATGTACTTAACATTACTGGTATTGATCCCATCGAGTATGGTCTGCTCTTTAGCCGATTTCTTCGAAGAGATGCTGTCGATTATCCAGACATCGATTATGATGTTGCCGACCCAATGGTTCTAAAGGAAATTCTTATTGATAAGTGGGGTAAGGATGTTGTGGTTCCAATTAGCAATTACAACACACTACAGTTACGTTCGCTAATCAAAGACATTTCAAAGTTCTATGGTGTTGATTTCAGCGAGGTCAACAAGGTAACTTCTGTGATGATTAAAGAGGCAACTCCGATTGCAAAGAAAGCGCACGGAATTACAGCAGGAGTTTACGCTCCAACATTTGAAGAGGTAAAAGAATACAGTGAGACACTTAAACAATTTCTTAGAAAGTACCCGCACATCGCTACCCACGTTGACAACCTTTATGGTCAGGTGCGATCTATCAGTCGTCACGCTGGCGGCGTGGTTATTGCTGACGGATTGAACAAGCACATGCCGCTAATTAATAGTGGTGGCGTACAACAAACACCATGGAGTGAGGGACAAAATGTTAGACACCTTGAGCCTCTTGGCTTTATTAAATTTGATATTCTTGGACTCGCAAGCCTCCGTATGGTTGAGGGTGCTATCAGCCATATTCTTCGCAGGCACCATGGGATTAAGGAACCTTCGTTCGCTGACATCAAAAAATGGTACGACGAAAACTTAGAGCCTAATGTTCTAAATCTAAACGACCAGAAGGTTTACAAGAATGTGTTTCACAAAGGCAAGTGGGCTGGAGTCTTTCAGTTCACAGAGAAGGGAGCACAAGGATTCTGTAAGAAAGCTAAACCAGAGTCAATCATTGACATTTCAGCTATTACATCGATTTATCGTCCAGGTCCGCTATCGGCAAAGGTCCACAATCACTATGTAAAAGCTAAGCGAAATCCGATGAGTGTAAAGTATTTGCATCCTTTGGTAAAAGAAGTAACTGAAGAAACTTATGGTTTTTTAATTTTCCAAGAGCAAATCGCTTTGTTGGCTCACAAGCTGGGTAAAGATTTATCACTTGACGAAGGCAACATGCTTCGCAAACTATTAACTAAAAAGGGAACAGGTAAAGGTAATGAAAAGAAAATGGCAATCCACAAAAAGTTCATTGAAGGTTGCGTTGAAAAAGGCATCAAGGAAAGTGATGCGCAAACACTTTGGCAAACATTTGAATACTTTTCAGGATATGGATTTAATAAGTCCCACGCTGTCAGCTACAGCATTCTTAGCTATCAGTGCGCCTATCTTCTTACTTACTATCCCGTTGAATGGATGGCAGCTTACCTCGATAAAGAACCAGAGGGAAGAAAGGAGCGAGCTATTAACATTGTGCAAAGCCTTGGGTATCGAGTAGAACGACCACACATTAACGAGTCTGGCCAGGTGTGGGAGATTGGTAATGATAACAAAAGTCTAATTCAGCCTCTTACATCTATCAAAGGTCTTGGAGATAAGGCAGTTGAGCAGATTTTACAGCATCGACCCTTTAATAATGTAGAGGAGCTTTTGTTTAGCGACGACATTGTTTATTCAAAACTAAACAAGAAAGCTCTTGATGTTATGGCTCGTTGCGGTGCTATGAATTGTTTGATGGATGAAAGGTTCACAGGCATGAAGCACTTCTGGTCTGCTGTTGCTGTCGATCGTCCAAAGAAGGAGAAGGACTTGATTGATAACATTGAGCTTTACAAGCCCGAGGGCGACTTTAGCGACATGGAAAAAATTGAGTATCTAACTGGACTTACTGGAATCTTTCCATTTAGCTTGGTTCTAAAGAACGATGTTTACGATAGCATTAAGAAGAATAAGATCCCAGCCTTGGGAGAGTACGATAAGGCTATTGGTGTCGCTTGGTTTATCCCAAGAGAGGTTATTGAGAAGAAGACTAAGACTGGTAAACCTTATTACATCGTTAAGACAATTGACGACACAAACAACCAGTTTGCGATTAAATGTTGGGGTGTAAATCCAGCTTTAGATCGTGTAGCAATCAACCGTCCTTATCTAGCCAAACTAGATTACAATGAGACTTGGGGCTTCTCTAGTCGGTCAATCTCAAGAAATTGGCGAATGATTGGATAGTTACTGAGTGGAGGGATTGAAATGACAATCTATGAATTTATTTTAAAACATTCAACCTATGGAAAACAATTGTTTCCTGATTCATTAACCTTATTGAAACTTAAAAAAATGTCTGATGAAGAAAAAATTAAGTTTTTAAAAGACTATGATAAGAAAAACAAGCCAAAGAGAAAATACACAAGAAAGAAAAAGGTTGACAATAACGAAGAAAAAGCTTATACTGATAAAACAAATGGAGGGAAAAGTGAAGCTAAAAGTGTACCGCGTAAGAGAAAGCGCAAAACTGCCAGTAAGAGCACACAAGACTGATGCTGGAATGGATTTGTTCTATTGTCCTGAAGACAATAAAGGAACAACACTTTTTTCACAACACACAAAGTTATTTCAAACTGGATTAAAGTTTGAAGTTCCTGAAGGTTACATGCTTGAGATTAAGAACAAATCTAGTGTAGCTAGCAAGAGACAATTGGTAGTCGGTGCTTGTGTTGTTGATAGTGGTTATGATGGTGAGGTGTTTGTAAACCTTCACAACATTGGCTTCGCTAGTCAATACATTGACCCCGGTCAAAAGATCGCTCAGGCAGTTCTAATTCCAGTTTCTTACTGTGAAGTAGACGAGGTAGTTGCCGACGATCTAAACAAGGGTTCCACTCGCGGTGATGGAGCTTTAGGCAGCACAGGTGATCGATAATGGTCAAGAATGTAAAAAGAGATTACTTCAAAAAGTTTTTTGAAGATGATACAAATCCGCATGTAGTAAAGTTATTTAGCGAGGGGTGTCATGTCTGCCATGATTTGGCACCCGACTATGAAAAGCTATCAAGTGAGTTGGATGGTTACACATTCGTAAAGTTTGATGTGGACACAGACTCTAAAGTCTCAGATCTGTTAGCTCCAGACGGAGTGCCAACCATTTACTTGTTTAAAGACGGTGACTTGTCTGAGATTGACTATGGCGATGGCTATAGCTATGATTACCTAAAAGAATCTATTTTAAACGAAACTAACTTAAAAAAGGAAGATTAATGAAAAAGGGTTTAACTTATGATGATGTCTTGCTTGTTCCACAATACAGCGACATCGAATCAAGATCAGAAGTCTCACTAACTACTGAATTTGGTAGGGGAGTTGAGTTGGGCTTACCAATCATCGCTTCTCCTATGGACACAGTTAGCGAAGCAGACATGGCTGGATCTCTTGGAGAATTGGGTGGAATCTCAATTGTTCACCGTTACAATTCAATTGAAGAACAGTCTGCTATGATTGCTTCACTTGGCGAGAACACTTTAGTTGGTGCTGCCGTTGGAGTTAGTGGAGACTTCGCAGACCGAGCTATCTCTGCTGTTGCAGCAGGGGCAAAGGTTATTTGTATTGATGTTGCCCACGGTCATCACATTTTAATGAAGAAGGCAATTAAGAAAATTAGAAAGACTGTCGGTAAAAAGATTCACATTATGGCAGGAAATGTAGCAACCTTGGAGGGTTTCAATGATTTGGCTGATTGGGGCGCTGATAGTATTAGATGTAATATTGGAGGTGGCAGTATTTGTACTACAAGAGTACAAACGGGGCACGGTGTTCCAGGGCTTGAAACAATACTCCAATGCGCCAAATCAGACCGAAATGCAAAAATCATTGCAGATGGCGGCATTAAAAACTCGGGTGACATTGTTAAGGCTCTTGCTGCTGGCGCTGATGCTGTTATGTTGGGATCGCTCCTTGCAGGAACAGATTGTTCCCCAGGCACAATCTTCAAAACAGAAAGCGGTGAACTAAGAAAGACTTATCGCGGCATGGCATCTGCTGCTGCTCAAAAGGATTGGCGAGGTCGTGTTTCATCTTGCGAAGGTGTCTCATCTTCAGTTCCCTATCGAGGCAAGCTAGCTGATGTTGTTAAGGAATTAGAGCGAGGCATTCGATCGGGCTTGTCTTATTCAGGTGCCCGTTCAGTAAAAGAGCTACAAGCAAAAGCTCAATGGTTACAGCAAAGTAATGCTAGCACCACAGAGAGTTCAGCACACATTAGGTTACGATGAGCAGACAAGGTAAAAAGAGAATCGTTGTAGAGATTGACGAACACATCCATGCTGAGTGGATGACTAAACTACATGACGATGAGATTACACAAACTAAATTGTTTAGGGCAGTTATGGAAGCATACATTAAAGATGATGCTATAATGCGAAAGTTCGTTGATAAATACAAAGAAAAATTTAAAATTCAATCAAGAGCAAAACGATACAGAATTTCTAAAAACATAGAGAAATCTAAGAAAGTAAAAGAAAGTTTAAGCATAACCGAAGATGAATTAGACAGCATCTTTGATGTTATTGAAAGCCACCATTCGGAGTTATAATGGAATGTATAAGAGAAAAGAAAAAAAATTCACCCTGTGCTGAGTGTAATTGTCGGCACTGGATTAATTATAAGGAAGATAATAACTGTTGTTTGATTTCAGTAGATAAACATGGCAGACTAACCCTGCGAGAAGTAGCAGAAAGATTAGGTGTGAGCTATGTTAGAATCAAACAAATTCAAGATAAAGCCATCTCCAAGATCTCAAAAGAGAATTTTGGTGATGAGTGAACTATTTAATAATGTAACACTTTAAGGAGAATTACAAATGTCAAAGAAACCACTACTTTCAGAAGGTACTGCTCGCAGATGGGCCAAGTACGCTGGAATTCAAAATGAGTCAAAGACTCTTCTAGAAGGTATGTACAAGATGGAAGAGGAAGCCTTAGAAGAAGAGGCACTAGAGGAAGGAGCACACGAAGAAGAGGAAGCTCTAGAGGAAGAGGTAGCTCTAGAAGAGGGCGAGACTCTTGAGGAAGCTGACGTTCTAGCCGAGCTAGAGGAAATGCTAGCCGAGCAAGACGAAGATCCCATGGATGAGCCAGGGGAAGAGGCCGCCGCTGATGACCTAGACCTCGACGCTGAAGAGGCTGAAGAAGAGACAGATATGGACGACGCCGCTGAAGAAGCTGCTATGATGTCTCAGGAAGATGTCGAGGCTGCTCTAAAGGCTGGTCTAGAGGCAATGGCTTCTGCCGTAGCTGATGCTCTAAAGATTAAGATTGATGTTCGCTCCGGTGATGAAGGAGACGAAGAGGAAGTCTTAGAGATGGATCACCCAATGGAAGAGGGTGAGCATGAGATGGAAGAGGGAATGCATCCAGAAATGGAGGAAGGTATGCATCCAGAAATGGAAGAAGGTATGCACCCCGAGAAAGAAATGGAAGAAGCCGACATGTACGAAGGCATCGACCGCGACGAGCTAGTTGAGAGAGTAATGAAAAGAGTTGCTGCTCGCTTAGTTAAGGAGTCCAAAGAAGGCTAAAACTTTGATTTAAAAGTGTTACAATAGAAAGGGTAGAGGATAAAACCTCTGCCCTTTTGCCGTTTAAATCACTATTTATTCAAGAGGTAAGTTATGAGCGCCGAATTAATTTTAAACCTTATCAACGAAGTACTAGACAGTAATCTAAAATTAGACGAGAAAGTAATCCAAGAACAAAGTGGGGATATGACATTAACCTACAATGCTATTCCAGAAATTCCATTATCTGAGATTGGCTGGTCGCAACTGGAAACCCGTGAAGGTGGTATACAAATTCCATCAGAGGAAAGGAAGCAGTTGCAAGACTTCTTGTCCAACATTCCCGGTAAAGATATCGGTGAAAAGATGAGAGAACTTAATAAGTTCTTTCAAGGAGATGAAGCATATCTGAAGAAGGCAGGCTTTGTTGGTGTTGGTGGCGCAGAGGGTGCTGCTAAACTAATTTCTTACTTAGTGTTTTATAAGACACTAACTACAATTATTACTCACTTTAACGCAGCTTCAGCAGGCTTCTCTTTCGAATCCTTCTTAGCTGTTCTCCTTGGAGGTCAACAAATCCCAACTGGTCAACAGACGATTGCTGACATGGTTGATGGACAAGGCACCCCGATCAGTTTAAAGCTTTATAAAGAAGGACAGTTAAAAGTTGGCGGTAGTTTCACTGATTTATCTAATGACTTAATAAGCAAAGGTGAAATGCAATACGTTAACGTGACTAAAGAATTATCCGGTGAGGGCTTAGAACAAAAAGGCAAATTAGATTTTTATCGTTTTAACTTTAATTTAGATAATGCTTTTAATATTATTGCCAGAGGTGTTGGCAAACACAAGGTATGTGTTTTGCTGCCGAAACCATTCATGGATTCAAATGGCGAGAACACTGAGAACATCCCCGGTAGAAAAGCGGCTCTCCCTAGCCCAGAGGAATTAGAAACTCAGTACCAAGAGATCGTTAGGAAGGGTGTTACCGATAATAAAGAACAAATTGAAAAAGAGCTTGGCGAGATTAGCGATGAGCTAATTGATAAGATTATTTTAAATCTTAATTACTCAGACCCAATGAACTTGGGAGGTTCTAAAATTCATGGTAAATCTCCTTTCAAGTCAACAAGCTTGGCTAAACATATTCATGGTTTCATAAACGATAGATATGAAAGAAGAAACCCACCAGCTAGTTTGACCAAAGCAACGACACTCTATAAAGTTTTTAGAGATGCTAATGACGTATCGATTTTGAACAGATACAAGGGTGATGAATTAAGTAAGTTGAGACAGAAACAAGTCAATGAACTTTATTTCTTTGGTGATATGTCTGATGAAGATCGTATCGAAATCTCTAGAAAGTTTTACCAAGAAGCTGATGATGAACTGAAAAAGAAATGTTTGGTGGTTGCTAAAGGCTACATTGACAATATGCAGTTTGAATTAAACCAAAAGATGGTTGAAAACATTGATAAATTGGCTGCTCCCACACCCGGTAATCTTTTTCCAGAAGGTCAGCAAAATGCTGGTCCAATCGCCACGATCAACATTGGTGTTGAGAATGTAAAACAAATGCTTGATAGAGTTACTGGCGAACTAAATCAAATTGTATTTGGTATTTTCCAAAGCCTTAAATCACTAACACAGCAGTTACAAAATTACTTTGCTGGGGGTCTTCAAGATGACCGTCAAGCCTCCGCTGCCCGCGAAGCCGCTGTCAGCATTGAGGAGAAAACGGCAGAGGTGCAAGCACAAAGAGCTAGAGACGCAGACAGGGCTAAAGCTCAGAGAGCGAGCGCAACAAGAAGGCAAGCTCGTGCCACACAACCTCGTATGGGGCTTGATCGCCCACTTGAAGAGTCAAAGGAATTTGATGACCAACTACAACTACTTATGAATGAGGTGTTTGGAAAATGATCGTAATTACAATCGGTGAGCTTTCAATCGGCAAAAAGCTTAAATGTCCACCAGCCACACAAAACTTAGAACTTAACACAAAGAACAGAGATGCTGCTATCAAAGCAGAGCACATCCAATACGGTCCTCTGAATGTAGACGAGCCCGGTGATTACTGGAAAGATATTGCTGAGTACTGGAACACAACAGAGAAAGCAGCAAAGAAGTCTTTGTGTGCTAATTGTGTAGCATTCGACATCTCACCAAGAATGGATGAGTGTATGCCCGGTGAGATATCAGATGATGATGGTCGCTTAGGTTATTGCTGGATGCACCACTTCAAGTGCCACTCAGCAAGAGCTTGCCGCACTTGGGCTAAAGGTGGACCAATTGAAGATGACGACATCTCAGCAGATTGGCAAGAGCGAAACAAGAAAAGCCTAGAAGAACGAAAGAGAAAGAAGAGAAGAAAGAAAAGAAAGTCAAAGAGAAAGAAGAAGAAAGGCAAGAAGGATCGCTGCTACCGTATCGCTAAAAGAAAATACGATGTGTTCCCATCGGCTTATGCTTCAGGGGCAATCGTTAAATGCCGTCAAGGTAAGATTTGGAAGAATCTAAAAGAAGACGACATGCCGCTAGAAGAAAAAAAAAGTAAACGAAAGAAAGCAGGCACAGAGTCCCGCAAAGAATCATCATTAAGAGATTGGTTCGGTCGTAAGGGAGCTAAAGGTAAGAAAGGCGGCTGGGTTGATTGCAATGCCCCAGACGGCAAAGGCGGTTACAAAGCCTGCGGAAGAGAGAAGGGTGAGAAAAGAAAGAAGTATCCTGCTTGTCGTCCCACTCCAGCAGCTTGTAGAGAGCGAGGCAAAGGAAAGACTTGGGGCAAAAAAGCAGCTAAGGGGAAAAAATAATGAAACTATTAATGGAAAACTTTAAGAAGTTCTTAAACGAAGCAAAGGAAGAAGCGACAAGAGAAGAGATCAAAGCCGTTGTTCATAAAGTCCTTGAAGACGAAGGCGGTGCTGCTGGTCTAGATCCAATTAAAAAGGAGCTAGAAAAGCTAGAGCTTCCAGAAGGTTCAATGGATGAGATTATCCTTTCAGTTGATGGTGTTAAAAAGCACGACAAAGGTGACTACATTTTAACAATTGGCTTAGAAGAAGGCGAACTTGAAGAGGGAGCCAAGCCTGACTTCTTAGATCTCGACAAGGATGGCGACAAAGAAGAGTCAATGAAGAAGGCAGCAGCCGATAAAAAGAAAGCGGAAGCTCAAAAAAAAAAGTAAAAACTGAGGTTGTCTCCGAACACCTAAGCTACCATCTTAAAAACAAATTATCCCTAACCG